TTTTTTCAAACAAAGAAATTACTTTCCAAATTATAACTTTATCATCTTGTAATACACATACTGCTAAATTAACAATACCAATATCAAAAGATACAGTTAACATTTTAATTTTATTGTTTATTTTAAAATCTTTATAATACATTCATAAGTGCTATTATTTTTTATTACACTTTTGGACATTTAAAATGCCGATTTTTAAATGTCCAAAGGTGTAAAAAGTAAATACATAATATACTATTAATATATTTCTATATCTATAAAAATATTATTAATACATAAAATAAAGAAATCATATTTATATAAAAATGCTAGAGTCTTTATCAAAAGAAGATATCATTATAGCAAAAAATTTGTATGATGCTGCGATAATGTATCATAATAAACAATACTCAGCAACTATAGCATTATTAAAATTGTCACAAGTGCCAGTTGACGAATAAAAAAAATTGATATCAATATCAATTATTGCAGAAATATTTATTTTGTGGTGTATTTAATTCTTTAATGAATTTCGGTTTATAAGATGGATCGAAATTATTAATAGGAGGTAATATATTTGTTTCATCTAGTGGTTTTTCAATACACGGGACGTGATCGTCTTTCATAACGATTCTGGATGAGACATTATAATTAAACGATGGAGTATAATGTTGTTGAACATCATCACATAACCATTGCCATCTGTTAATTCCAGTTCCTCTTAGATTACAAGCATTATTTGATATTCTGGTGCTTTCTGTTGGTCGATATCCACAATCTCTTGCTTGTATGGATCCATCCACTTTACATAAACCGGTTGAGCTATATTTTCCTGGAAGATATTGATCATTAGAGCATTTAGTTGTTTTATAACTTCTACCACTTAATTCAGATGAATCATCAATTGAAGAACCTGGTGGGCATGTTCCTGAACCAAATTTTTGGTAACGTAAATATGGATCGCTAGGTATATCTTGCGAACAATTCATGCAATCATTTGCTAAAGTGGCAGTTGCATAAAATCCAGGACCCATACTGCGTTTAAGTTGTTCATTATAAGAACACTGATCGTAATTAAGTTTTGTTAAATTATTTTCCATTTTTACTCTATATTGAGAGAATAAAAATATAAATTTTCATTACATTTTGCATCTTTTTTTGTCATTAATCAATTGTTTTGGTAAAGGTATTGATCTAAACATGAGTGCTTGAGATGAAGGTAGGTGTTTCATAGTGGTATCAATTGGTTTTGTTTTGTGATTATGTATCAAACCATCATTTGATGGAACAAACACTCCTTTATCACATTTTGAAATATGTCTTGTAATTCCTTGTAAATCACTTTCTAAATCTATTAAATTTCCTGATATGTGTGATACGCCAGAACCACCTACAAATCCGAACTGATGTCTGCTTACTTTTTTATGTTCAAATGCGTCGGTATTTAGTATATGATTAAGTATTGTAACATTATTACTCTGTTCTATTTTATGGTCTTGTGTGTCATATTTGTTTCTGTTAAAACTCATAATTTATTTATATAATCTATTTTATTTTCTACAATTGTTTACAAACTTTTGACGATTAATATATGAACGGGTATCATCTCCGATAGGTTTATCCATCACGATGTTATTTGGATTTTGTATATCAGACATAACATCAAGTAATGGGATATTGTGATATGTTTGTTTTTCCATTATGCTCTTTTTACAAGAAGCATCTGCTTGTAAATAATTAGTATCTGAACCAGATAAAACATCAAGTTCTTTACTTATATCTCCTTTGCCACGAAGAAGAGAAGGTGGTGATTGGAATGTTCTTTCAAGTAATTGCACTGGGCACCTTGTTCTGGTAGAGGCGCTTGTGTCATTACGAAGTTTTGAGTAGTTATCTATTAAACAATCGTCAGATAATCCATATCCGCTTCTTCCTCTAAGGTTAACATGGTCAAAATAAAACGTAGGCATTTGAACATTTGGAGCCTTACATTCAACGAAATTCGTATCAAACAACATATAATTATTTATTTGCGTATTATTATGATCTTTTGCTTTTTTCCAGCAATCATCTGAGCAAACGTTGTTATTCCAAGTAAATAAATTTGATCCTTTCATACTTTATAATAGATTGAGAAAAAAACGATATCTTTAATGAAGTAAATCGGTTCTATGTAAATTTAAATTAATCATACATTTATCTCCATTACCATCTTTGCAAGAAGGTCCTCTATCATATAACCATTTTCCCAGAGTATCTCTATCATTTACAATAGTAGATGAAGGCATTGTATAAAATTGCCTATGACCGCCTTGGTTTCCATAAATATCGTTGGCATCTGTAATGGATCCTTTGTTAAATGCTTTCACAATTTCTTCGTGAGCATAATCAATATTACAAGCTCCGTGTTGATTTTCAACATCAAATATATTATGGTTCATGAAAGGATTATGGTAAGTCGGTTTAGTGCATTTATCATATCCGTAAAAACTTTCACGTTTTTTATTATAATATAAATTGATAACAATTGTTAAAATTGTTGTTATTATACCAATAGACAGCATATCAACATTTGATGTTAATATCATCATAACAATACTAACAACTATTCCTAAACGAAAAATAGTATTCAGTTTCTCATCCAAAGTCATTTTCTTATTTGGAATAACATTAAAATCGCTTTTTAATAATATTTCTGGTTCATTTAACCAAAAAGTCATAAGGAAACTTCTTTACATTTATAAAATATTAATTATTATCATCAAGTTTTTGTTTCATTCTTTCAACTTGAGCGTTTTTTTTTGTCATTTGTGCCATTTTTTGTTTGACTTTACCAGCTTTCGCTCCTGACATATTAGGCATTCCACCCATGCTACTCATCATTTTCATCATGCTTGATAAATCAGGCATTCCACTACCTTTTTTTCCACCACCTCCAATGTTTCCAGCAAATTTCAAAGCATCTCCAAGAAGCTCTTGTTGATTAATTTCTCCAGAAGCAAGTTTGTCCGACATTTTTTTAGATACATTTGATAGTAAATCACCTAATCCGCTTTCTTTAGAACCAAGAGCGGACAGAATATCTCCATCTTTTTCAATAGATTGCTTAATTTTAGATAAATCTAAGTCACTAACAATATCTTTCGCAAGTTTTCCGATGGATGTGTCTGTTAATCCACCAACATTAAATGGGTCTGAATTCGAACTTTCTTTATTTCCAATTTTAATAATTTTTTCAAGAGTATGTTTATATTCTTCAGGTGCGCTGTCATCAATTTGGTTTTTCTTTAAACATTCAACTAAAATCTTTGTATCATCATCATTTATGTTAGAGTTCCTGAAAATTGAAAATATTAATAAATAGTAATGTAATTTATCATTATCTTTAACAAGTTTCGCAATTGTGGATATTGTAATATTATTATATAGAACATATTCAGAAGATTTCATATATTCTTGGGAAAGTTCTTCTTTATCAATTATTTCTTTCCAGAATTCGTCAGGAACATTTTCATTAACAAATTCAATATTTGTTATTTCTGTTTTATCAAATGTTGAGTAATTTGATTTTACAGAAGTTAAAACATTTTTAGCAGATTTGCTCTTTTCCTTAAACTTTTTAGCGCTATTTTTTACCCGTTTCAGTAAATCAAGATAATATTGATTAAAAACATATACTCTTGAATCAACCATGGCTAATTATTAGTTAAATAATACACGACTATCCTTATGTATGTTGTAAATCATTTTCTCTGCTGGAAAGAATTTCTTCCATTGAAGGAAGATTTCCTTTTTTATCACTATATTTACTTTCACTATCTGTTGTTTTTTGTTCCTGTGTTATATCGGACCAAGAAAAATTAATATCATTAAGAGGCAATTCTTCATTTTCTTGTATTGCTTCAAAGTTTTGAGAATTGTATCCAATTGAAAATCCATTTGGTTCAGTTGTTACTTCATTATTGTAAGATAATGAAGCCTCTGGAGTATCTTTTTCAACTTTCTGGAAAAGTTTTCCACGTGTAGGTAATAGTAGATGATCAAATGCTTCTTTTCCAAATAAGATGTCTTTAGATGGTAAAAGCATTAAAGCAGGGACACTTGTAATCTTTGGGTCAAGCTGTAAATTCTTATTTAGAATATAATCTATTGATACAAATTTGACAATCTTATTATGGTCAAGTTTTTTTACTGTATCCAACAACATTTTAGAATGTGTGCAATGATCGCTATAGAATAAAATCATTCTTATTGTAATTTGTATTTATTATTCTTATGTAAAAATGATATATAAGTATATAAAAGGACAAATAAAAACATGACAAAATATAAGGTAACATTTAATGATATTGATATTTCAATCGTAAATGGCTTACGAAGGGTTCTTTTAACTGATATAGAAATTCCTGGATTTATTGGCGAAGCATTGCACGATGAGATAGATGATACGATTGATATAGAAGTTAATACAGGTGCCCTACACAATGAAATAATAAAGAATAGAATTTGTCAAATTCCAATCTGTTTTTCAGAAGAAGAGATTAAAACTTTCAAACAGGATGACTATAGTTTTGAACTAAAAGTAGAAAATAAGTCGGACGAAATATTGAATGTTACTACAAATGATATCAAAGTAAAACATTCTGGCAAATTTCTTACTGAAAAAGAAACAATTAAGCTCTTCCCGTCTAACAAAATATCAAAAGACTTTATTCTTATCACAAGATTAAGAAAGAACGAAAAACTTGCTTTCAATGCTCAAGCAAAAATAAAAAGCGCAAGATATCATGCTGGATTTTGTCCTGTAAGTGGGGCAAGATACTATTTTGAAAGTAAAGATAAAACTAGTTCTGATGTACTTACAAGAGAAAGGAATTACGAAAAGAATTCATTTGGAGAACCAAAAACAATTGTTCTTAGATACGAATCTATTAATAAACTTTCTGGAAATTATTTATTAAATTGTGCTTACAAAATCATTATTGAAAAACTAAATAATATTAACAACGCACTAGTTGATAATAAAGACAATAAAATACTAGACTTCAAAGCATATAATGAAGATAATACAACTTATGAATTTGTATTTGCTGAAGAAGATGATACAATTGGAAACATTATACAATCATATATACATAATGTATGTATTAGAGAAAAAAAAGAATATCAAACCAATAAATATTGTACATACATTGGTTATGTATGTATTCATCCTCTTCAAAATACTATGAATTTAAGGATTACCCTGCCAAGCGCTAATAACCCGGAAGAATTTAAAGTATTTCTGTATCAAATGAACGGATCTTTGATAAAACAATTAACTGATATGAAAGACAAAAGCAAAATTGAGATCGAATGAAAAAAAAATATTATAAAAGTAATATAAATGAATGAAGATATAACAACTAGTTCTATTTCTTCTGATATTTCATCATACAAAACTAGTGAAGATATCAGTGACGAAAAAATAGAATTAGTTGATGATGATAACAACCGTGATGCTGTAGATATTGATTATGATAATAATGATAATAATGATGATAATGATGATGATGATAAAGGCATAGTTGATGATAATGATATTAATGATGATGATGAAAAGCATGTTGATAATCCTAATTATGAAAACCAAGATGAAATTTTTACAGATAATGAAGAAAATAGCGAAGTTGAAGAAGATGAAGAAAATAGCGAAGTTGAAGAAGATGAAGAAAATAGCGAAGTTGAAGAAGATGAAGAGGAAGAAGAAGAGGAAGAAGAAGAGGAACTTGATGATGATGATATATTAACTTCCGACGACTATATTTTAACAGATGAAATTGTTGAAAGCATAAATGTTTTATACATTCGAAACATCAAAGATATTATAAATAATAACGAGTTATTTATAACTCATACACATGAACAAATTTTTGATGGTTTTAATACATTATTAGATGACGGAATTCTGGCGCAAGGAGCAACTAAGCTTCATTCAGAAGTTATGAATACAAAACTTAATACAGACAACATATATATATATACTAAAGATGTTCACAAATCATTAGAACTATCTGAGATTATAAATAAAACAAAATCAAATAATTACAAAGCATCACAAAGGCAAAAATGGATACTATTAAATTCAATTGAACAATATGATTATATAAATATAAATTTAAAAATGGATAAACTATATAAAATTATTCATGATAAATATATATATCCTACCAGATTTCTAACAAATGAATTTTCACATTTATCAACATATAGTTACAAATTGCAATATGTAACATATGTAAATGATTATGAAACATTGATGAGTAGAGTATTGGGCTCCGCATTTTTTAAAGTAGAGAAAGAGTATTCTATAGATGACAATGCTGAAATAAATTTAAAAGATTATATAATGCCAATTACATCCATAAATGAACAGGATGTTAAAGATTGTCTTGAAGAATTTACTTTAATTGATAATTTGATGCGAAGATATAATAAGTCTTTTTATTCTTTAAACGTCGAAGATCATGAATATATCAAAAAAATCCAGAAACGTGTTAAACCGGAAAAAGAACATAAAACACAAATGAATTACCTTAATATATCATCATCAACGAAAAATGAAAAATACAATGAATATGACGCTTTGTATGAATCATTAGAGATATATACCATCAAATATGATGAAAATTTATTATTGCAAGATTTAAATACTAAATTAAATGATAATAAAAATCAGAAATGTTTAACAAGTTTGAAAGAATTTATTAACTCCGAAGATATTAATAAAGACCTTGTTAATACTAAGGAAACTATAACTCATACTAATGTCAAACATGCGATCAATGTTATATCAAATAGAAAAGTATTTGAGCATACTTACGATGAGATATCAAAAAATATATTAAAAACAAAAGAAATAATTAAACATAATGAAGGTAAATGGGGAATTAAATTAGCGACATATCAATCACAACAGTATAAAGCTGATATTAATGAAATCAAAGAAACGCTTGCCTATGAAACCAATAAAGCTGGTTTGGTGTTTGATGAGCAAGCTATTAAAACAAATGTGATAATGTCAAAAGGAGAGGATAATATTATTAACAACAGTGAAGTAAAATCTGTTTTGATGAGTTATAATCATGATATTAATTTTCAACAAATGGTTGAAAAAACAATAGTTAAAATACTGCAAGTATCAAAAGAAATAGAAATACATATAGATATACAACAACTTGTTAACAATCTTTACTCAGGCGGAATTTTTAGTCGAGAACAAACTATACAAGCGAAAATTGAGAATATATTATCAAATGAGGATGAAGCAACTCGTAGTTACTATAGACAACTAATACTTTCGGAAATACGAACAGAATATTCGCAAAATAACAAAAGTTTTCTTAAAAAAATAATCGATGCTTTTTATGAATTTGAGAATAATTGTAAACTAATGTTTGAGCACATGGTTTTATACTGGTCTTTTCAGATTATAGAAAGGAACCTAAAAACCGATGAAACATATAATTGTGTTACGAGTTGTTATAACTATTGGAATACTGATGGAACACCATTACGAATAAAATCTAATGATAAATATTCAACATCAGGACCATTAACATACATATTATGTGAGATGGAAAAAATATTAGAGGAGGATGATATTTACACCAAGGATACTATAACTATAACTTCTTCAAGAATTCTTAAACATATTAAGAAAAATCAACAACTTTCTAATCTTCAATCTAAATTAGAAAAATTGCGTGAAGAAAAATTGCGTGATAAAATAGGTAAATCCAAATTGGATGATACAACTTATTCTGAAAGATTAAATAAATTAAATAATGAATCAACTAACGATAATTACGTAAACGCGCTATTATATATGCCAAATAATAAGAATCAAAAGCAAATACATAAATATGTCCTAGGTTGTTGTAAGCAACAAATAACAAATAAATTTAGGGCATTTATTGATATAGAAAATATAGATGAGTTAAGTATAATTAAAGAAACCCGAGATCAAAATTTAACAAAAGAAAAATCGAAAAATATAGAAGAAGTTCATACTGGTATAATATATTCTACACCTTTAAAACCTTCTAATGATAAGGATAAAATATTTAATAATACTTCACAAATAATTATTAATAATTCTTTAGTAGAAATAAAAGATACTGAAATCTTTACTCATATTCTTTCAGAAAATAGCAATTTCAATTCATATTTTACAGAAGAATTTGTAAAATCTTTAACTGGAGATAATGTTCAAGCAAAGTGTGAAAACGAAGCAACGGAAAATTTTACTAAATTCATAAGAAAAATAAATAAGAGAGGAGTTTTACCTCTTCTTATTAATTTTAACATTCCATACAGATATATTAATATTATTGAAACTATTTTGCAGAAATATTCAATAGACATACAAATTTTTGATAAATTTAGAATATTGATTCATAATATTACTCAATGTATAACAAATTTAAGAGCATCATTGTATGTATCATATATTAATCAATATATATGTGGTCAAATACTTAAAATAGTATCAAATATTGAAAATGAGAGTAACCAATTAATATTTACCAAAATCTATGAAAATATAATAATGGAAAGTCGTTTACATATTTTGCCTACAACGAAAGAATATAATAATACAATAAGCTCTTTGCGAGAAGAAAGAAAATTGCGAACATTGGCGGCACTAGATATGATGACACAGGAAGAAAGACAAATTGCGAAAGATAATAAAAAAATGTTCAAAGATTATAACTACATTGGTTCTGACGTTGATAATGCTGAAAATGATTATGTGTGGGGAGGTGATGATGAAGGAATAATTGATAATCAAGTATGAACTTCAGTATATAAAATGTCATCATCATCCGCTTTAACTGGTGATAAATAGAATTTATCTTCAGATACAATTCCCATTACTTCAACATATATAACTTGAATACTATCATTTATTTTTGTAATAAATTTAACATTTTTTCCATGAGTTTTACCTTCTCTATATAATATCATTTCTGACATAATATATAAATCACCATCAAGAGTAGCATACTTCGACATTTTATCAAGAATAATTTGAATATTGAGAGTTTTTACATTTTCAAGAATGTATGAGTATACCAACTGATATGAAGCATTCAATCTTGCTATAATATTACTGCCTTCAACATTTTTCCAAGATAGCATTAGTAAATGTGATTTAACGTTAAACATTTTTTTTAACATTTCAGTATATGCTGTATTGTCAAGTTCATAATAATATGCCTTTGAATATTCCTTGTTAATTACAACATCAACAGGAACACTATCATCAAAATTTTCAATATGTTTGATAAAAGTTGTTGAAACCAAGTAAAAGATAATAAATATGACAACAATAATAACAATTTTTTTAAGCATTTTCTTTATCAATTAAGGATAAATAAATTATGTTTGGATATAAGTAATCATGTCATTAGATCTTCTTTCTTCATAATCATTAGGGAAAGCATAATCTGGAAAAGTTTTTTTATGACAACAATCACCATATTCATCTAAATCGCAATTATAGCAAAAAGGTCTGTATTTATCTTTATCGTATACCTTAGAAAATCCGACTAATTTTACACCAACAGGTACTTCACATGTACCATATTTATCTTCTTTTTTTGGTTTAATACATCCCCCTCTTGAATTGTCATATAATTGATTTGCTTTAAAATAAGGGCAATCTATGTCTAATTGACATTTTTTATCCCATACTGTGAATTGTTTTTTAGGTATACCGAAAGCATCATATGGAGAATTACAAGCAGCCCTATTTTCGTTTAAAGGTTCGTTAAAACAAGCATAATCTGGATTAATTAAATCAGGATGTATTCTAATGTTATAATCAATAAATTGTTCAATGTTATTTCTAATTCTTGGAATTAATATCTTTTTACTGTTTGAAGCAATTTTTAAACTTTCATTTCCAACAAAGAAATCCATAACTTGTCCATAAAATTCTTCAACGTTTGGGAAAAATAGTCTAACTCTATTTATGTCCATAAACTCAAAACCATCAACATATAAAGAAGAATTCCAAAGAACTTCTTTATGAAAATTACTGTTTAATTTTACAAGAGTGATAACACAATCAACATCATTCATTTCATCAGGTTTTATTTTAAGTAATGTAATATTCTTGGGGTTCATTCTATGACCATGTATGATAGCATTAATGAATTCTACATCAATATCATTAATCCATCCAATCGTTTTATTTTCTAAATCATAAGAGCATGATATTAATGGTTTCCTTGATATATGAAAGAAATAATTATCATCAATTGTAAATTTTTCGCATGATTTTAAATATTGCTGTATCATGCAAATAGACAAAAAGCATACTATTATAAATATTAAAACTTTATAATGCATTATTATTATTTTTATCTTACAAAATAAACAAATGCTTAGAAGGTATCAATATGCTATTATTGTTAATGTAGTTATCATAATGATACTTTTTATGTCAAAACCATCATTTCTATTCGATATAAATGGCAAAAAAAAAGAATTTGGTTTTTCTGAAGATGGAAAAAGCATATTAAGTCTATATATAATAATACCATTAATATCAATTGTAAATTATATTATAGTATTATCATTGGATGCTATTTAAAGATACTCTTGCTAAATTCCTTGAAAATTTCAATTATGATAGTGTATTAAGTTATAGCTCTTGTTTTTTGTTAGTAGGTAATACATTTACTGGTAAAACAAGCTCTGTAAAACAATTAATAAAAGACTACGATGTTAAAGAATTAAACGATTGCTATAGTGCCCGTGAAATGCGTGAAAATATTATTAAAACATTAAAAACCAAGTTATTAGAAGACATAACATTTAATGTAAAAAAGAAAGTTATATTGATAGATAACCTAGATGTGATAAGTAGTCTAGATAATACGGTATTTGGAACATTGCATAAACTATTAGAAAGTAATATATGTCATAACGCACCTATAATAGGAATAATCACATTGCATAAAGATTTTCATATTAGCAATACTTTTATAGAACTATCAAAAAAAGTAAAAACAGAGTACACAGATACTATTGAATTAGTAAAATATATAGATCCTAACATATTGTATTTTCAAACACTACCCGAATATTTAAAAAAGAATGTTTTATCTTGCTTTAAAAACCAATTGTTGAACTATTTTTATACGCTTAGAGCATATATGAAATACGATAAATTATATGATTATGATAAAGAGATTGCTAATAACTTTTTAGATGTTGTTAAGATGTTAAAATACGATAAAAGGAGCCCCGGATATCTTAGAATAAGAAAGAATGAAATAGAAATAAAACATATCCCACAGAACAAAAAAAAGAATAAAAATAAAAAGCATGACTATTATCCTTTCAACGAATTAAGTGGATACTATTTAACAAGATATTTTCTTACTACAAAATAAAAGATGGAAAATAAAGAAGTTGTTGATAATATATCTCAAGCAACAGAAAATGCAATGAATAAGATGGCTGATTTATCTAAACAAACCACATCTACTGTTTCCGGTGTTGCTACAAATAGTTTATCTGAAATGAAGAACGCATATAATAAACTTGCTACCGATTCGGGTGCTATATGGGGGCTTGTAGCAATAGTAGTTGTTTCAATTGTATGTGCGCTAATTATTTACACTTTCGTGGTAACTTCAGTTTTTAAGAAATTATCAGTTACTGTTAAAGGGACTAAATACCCTTTAAAAGGTGAAATGTTATCAGTTGTTCCATTAAACGATATACCAAGCAGTAGTAATGGACAACGTCGTACATATACATTTTGGATATATCTGAATGATATGAATTCCAATAATGGTATGTATAAAAATGTTTGGAGTATAGGTTCATCTCCGCCGGATTCTAAACTTAACAAGTATTCTCCGTCGGTATTTTTAGATCAAACAACGAATAAAATGCATATGCGTTTTTCCAAAAATTCTAATCAGCAAAGTGGTGATTTAACGAGTGATAGTGAAGAACAAGTAATGAAAACAGGAATTACTTTAGATTACATTCCTCTTCAGCGATGGTCTCATATTGCGATCGTTCTCAATGATAATTACCAAGGAGGAAATATAACAGCATACATTGATGGAGAACTCGCCAAAAGTGTAAATCATAAAGAAGAATATAATGGTGTGGAAAAAGATTATAACGATCTTAATATTGATATGGGTGGTAAATTATATGTTGGAGGTGATAAACAACAAGGAGGTATGGCTGGATTTTCTGGACTTCTAAGTAAAGTTTCTATCCATAACTATGATTTAAATCAAGGCGATATTATCAAAGATTACCAGAAAGGACCTATAGACAATATGCTTGCTGCTTTAGGATATGGTGTAAGAGCCCCTATATATAAACTTTAATATGAAAAACAATTCTTATTATAATAATAAATATGATTGGGGATATATTACAAATACTCATAGCGATTATATTGATAGTTCTTTTAGCATTAATAGCATATTCAATTTATAATTCTGAAATTAGAGATATGCTTATGGATATGACAAAGAAAGTCGTTGTTAAGAAACGCACAGATATTTTTAAAGGTATCTTTTCTTATGATGGTGAGGTCAAATATAATACATCAGATAGTAAATATGGTGACTATCGTGCGATTGAGCCATCTATGAATCAAAAAGGAGGTGCTGAATATAGTTATAATTTTTGGATGCATAAAACTGGTGATACCCAAGACGATGTTGTTCTTTTCTTAAAAGGAAGCAAAAAGAAAGTACCATATAATTCAAATGAAAAACATTGTAAGAGTTCTACTCAAGATGGTTGGTATATTGTAAAAAATCCTTTAGTGCGTCTGTTTAAACAGACTAACCAAACTCATGGATTAGTCGTTGAATTTAATGGTATAGAGAATCCAGATAGTTTCCAAGAGGGTTATTATGATGCTAATTGTGGAGGTAATGGATTGGATAAGAATCAGCCATTACTTGGTATTGAGATGCTTGATGAGAAATATAATAATAAATGGACAATGATAACAATAGTTATCCAAGAAACAAATCCATCAAACGATATCGTTTTCAGAAATCAAGCGACAGTCAAAATGTATGTAAACGGATATTTGACAATGACAAGAAATGTATCAGGGTCTTTTGAAGAAAATAAAACTACAGCAATGAGACAAAATAAGGGAAATCTCTATTTAAATCCAAATGGAGAACAACTAATAAATGGTCTTATGATCGCTGATTTATCATATTATAACTATGTCCTTTCAGATAATGAAGTATCATCACTATATAAACAGGACTTTACAAAAGTTGGTATGACTAAACCGACAAGAATGGATTTATCATCAAATGATTTTGAAAAATCAGCAGTCGTAGAGAATCCATCAATGAATACGATTAAATCTATATAATTATTTTTTTTTAATTCAAACATAAGAATATATATACAATAAATAAAACATATAAATGCCAGCATCCCCTTTAATTCAATTGATTTCTGTTGGTCAAATAGATGATTATTTTAGTACAAATCCGCAAATAAGTTATTTTAAGTATGCTTATAAACGTCATACTCGTTTTGCTATGGAAAGTTTAAAGATAACATTTGATGGTACTGAACCAACATTTAAATCTAGTGATAATGATAGTTATAGATTAAAGGTTCCTCGTCATGGAGACTTATTGTTAGATATGAATCTTGTTTTTAAATTTCCGAATGTATATTCAGACAGTAATTTTAGATTTAGATGGGTGGAAAATGCAGGAGTATTGTTTATAAAAAAGGCAGAATTGTTTTTAGGTGGTTATGCCAGAGCCATAGATACTTTATATGGAGAGTGGCTAACTATTTGGAATGAATTAACAATGTCTTCAGCTCGACAAAATAGCCACTCAAATCTTGTAGGTAATGTTGCTGAACTTACAAATCCTTTCTTGAAACAAAAAACAATACAATACATCAATAACAGGGTTTCATATACTTATTATCCAGAAAGTGATTTAAATTCAGAAACCCCATCAATAGAATCTAGAAAGGTAAGCATACCATTGCCATTCTATTTTACAAAAAATCCAGCATTGGCATTACCATTATGTGCGTTACAAACAAATGAAATAATACTTAGAATAGAAACTGAAAATGTAGAAAATCTTTATACGATATATGATGATATATTAGATAAGCATATTAGTTCAGCCTATTATAATCAGAGACATAATACAAACATATCAATACATACATTTGTAAAAGAAACTACAATAAGCATAGAACCTTATGCTGAATGTAAATACGCGTATCTCGATAATGATGAACGAGCAATGATAAGTTTGAACAAACGTAATAACGAATTTTTAATAGAGAATATTTACCGAAAAAATACAGAAATTGTGGATGGTTCATCAACTATTGAACTTAATCTTAGCACACCAGTAAAAGAAATAATTTGGACAACAAGAAGGAGAGATTATCGAAACTATAATAGCGTAACAAATTACACATTAGAAGTTCCTAATAATAATAATAAAAGCATTCTAAAAACTGCTAAAATTCTTTGGAATCGAAGTAATGAAAGGGTTGAAGAAAAAGAAGCATTTTATTATAATAAAATAATACCATATCAGCATCATACTAATGTTCCTAAACAAGGTATTTATTGTTATTCTTTCGCATTAAATCCAGAAAAAACCCAACCATCCGGATATTTTAACCCAAGTGGGAAATACCCTATCTCAACAAACGTGTATATTACTTGTGATACAGAATCTAACCTTGAATTTGAAATAACTTTTTGGGTTATATCATATAATATATTACATCTTATTGGAGGGCAAGGTTCATTGAAATTCGCTTAAAGAAGTATTATATAATATATACAAATGCCACGTAAAAAGGCGGAGAAAAAAACACCTAATGCTACCCATAAGGCAGTAGATGAAGTCATGTGTGCGAAAACAAACACACCAACTGACGAAAACATGGTAATCATTTCATTACCAATAAGTAATGAAATGATTGAAAAAATAATTAAAGATGACATGGAATGTAATTTAGACATGCCATTAGCATATGATCCAGTTGGAGAACTAAGTCATTATGAAATAAATGAAGTTAATAATGAACAAATACGATCATGTTGTTTTTGGTGTTGCTATGATATTCCAAACATTTCATATAGTATGCCATGTTCATATAATCATAATACTGAAATATACAGCACTTATGGTCATTTTTGTTCTTTGGAATGTATTTCAGCATATAATTTTTTTGTAAATAGAGGCAGTGATAAAGTATGGTATATAAATTCATTAATAAATATGATGGCAAAAAGTTATGGTATACATGATAGACATATTAGACCAGCTCCTTCACGATATTTGCTTGAAAAGTTTGGGGGAAAATTGGGGATTGATGAATATAGAAAAGTGCATCAATCAAGTGAACGTTCTTTTGTTATTAACGTTCCCCCAATGATATCTGTTCAATCTTCTGTTGAAATTCTTAACAGTTCTTATATTAAGAAAAAGTGATATATAAAGAATACTTATATCATAAAATAGGATGTTATACTTTACTCCGTATAGAATATCAACTATAACAAGCAATGCTGATATAGTAAAAGAAGGTGAAAAGATAAAAATAGATTTGTTGAAAATGTTCAATGAGTTTACAATATCAAAGCGTTTTGTTCATATTCAATTTCAAGATAAAGAAGAAAATAGAATTCGTGGAGAATATCCAAAAAAGAAACGACGTCAAGTAAAAAAGAGTGGTAAAAAACGAATGTTCGATAATCAGGTAACATTTATTTATAAGATGTCTGATGGATACTATCCAAATATCAAAGTTTTTCAGAATGGAAATATTCAAATGACTGGAACACGATATATTGAGCATTGTAAACCTATTATTGACGATATTATTGATAACATTCGTATAATACAAGACAAGAATGTTTCTTTTGCTAATTTCAAGATTAGATTGATTAATACTGATTTTCGTATCTATAAAAACAAAGAACTTACTAATAAGTTTATAATCAAAAGAAAAGAGCTTCACAAAGGTCTTATTGAGAATGATAATATTGTTGCGACATTTACACCAGGAACTTATCCAGGTGTAAAAATAGAATATTATTGGAATAAGAATAATTCAAAAAATGATGGTAAATGTTATTGCCAAAGTTTATGTATAGGAAAGGATAACAACAAAAATTGTAAAAAGATAACTATTGCTGTTTTCGAAAGTGGTAGTGTTTTGATAACGGGTGCTATTTCTACAGAACAAGTTGATATTGCGTATGAATACATTTGTAATTTCATTTCAAATTCAGAGAAAAGATTTGAAAAAGACCTTAGCATGTTGATGTATAATTTAGATTAGTTGTATTATTGCCTATTCTTGTATATCCAGGAACATGATTTTTAGCATACATCTCTTGTGCATATAAAGTAGCTTCTGGTTTTATGTGAGGCTTATCTGTCCATTGTTTAGGCGTGGATGTATATTTTACTGCGTCATAAGATGGTATTAAAACAGGGTCTGAATCCAAATAACTAAATGGTAAACTCATATTGCTTATTTTTATATAAGATAATAAATGTTTTATTAATTATAAACAATGGAAAAAGATTTTCTTGAAGACGGACTTGATAATGAAAGCATCATAAAAATTGTTATTGATATTCAGAAAAATGTGAAATGCGCCTCCAATGATAAACAAATAGAAATCGCAAAAAAACAATTAAGGCAAACATACAATACTTTTGCGGAAAGATATCCAATGCTATTTGAAGCTGCTTTTAATACTGATTTTAATTTTGAACATTTTGAGTTTATGTTAAAAATGCGTGAAAATATTATTAAAGATAACACATCTGTAGAAGATGCTTCTAAAGTCGTTGGACAGGTGTTTTTTGATAAATACATGAAAAAATAATATAAGGGTTATGCTTTATACAATTTGTATAAATGGATTTAAAACAACTTATAGCAGATACTATTGCATATCATGAAGAAGAGGCTAAACATGATAATTATGCTAAAAGTATGCTAGCAATTCTAAAAAGAAATCATTATTTCCCGAGCATTCAAGTTAAATCTTTTTTCAAAAACAATAATTTAGTTCTTTGTCACAATTCATATAAAAACCTTTCTTCGGAAAACAATGATAAATTATATGAACAATGTCGTAGTATAGTTCTTGATTTTAAAGCGGATCAAGAAGATAAAATAGTAGTATCTTATGCTGATAATATTCCAGTAAGAATATCTTGTGAAGAATATAAAGAAAAACTATTTAGTGAAGATGATACACTTAGTATAGCATATGAAGCTACAATGATTACTGTTTATAATTACAATAATGAGTGGTATGTAGGAACATCAAGTTGTCCTAACGCTAAATATTCACGATTTGTCCATCCAACTAAAAGTCATGGAGAAATGTTTGACGAGGCTATTAAATCAACTTTTAATATTGAAGATGATCTTAAGGACATTCTAACTTCAAAGTTAGATGTTAATATCGCTTATGAATTTGCTTTAGTTCATTATCAAAATGTTAAATTTGTTGATTATACTGAAGAATTTGGAGAAAATTACAAAAAAATATTTCTGGTTTCATCAATTCAAAGGAATAGTACTAAGTCATATTACACAAATATCAATGGTATTGAAAGAGTACCTGAATTTGATACAGTTACTGAAGCATTAGAATATGTAGAAAAAGACAATACATTTGGTGTTATTGTTAGAAAAGCAAACGGTGAAAAGTATAAAGTTACTAAAAATAGTATTCTTTTTAAAGAACAAACAAATCCAGGATATTCTAACATTTGGAAAAGCATATTATGGGTTTTTTGCCAACAAAGGATTGATTACAGTATTAATGACTTTATTAAACTATATGGTAATAATATTGAATATCCTATTGATAAAAATGGGGACAATATTGAGCCAAACTGTTTAATATTATCTTGTTTTATTGTAATTCGTGATATTTTATATTATTTATTTATCAACACAACTGAATATTTTTCACATTATAATCGCTTCAGAATGAATAAAGAACTTGATTCTACATATCCACCAATTATTCGATTTCATTTGGCACAACTAAGACACCTTCAAGTTACAGACTATTCTGAAAAACGTAAAATTATAACAAATAATGAAGTTGAACATTATTTGTGTCATAAAAATAATATTAAAAACATGATGAATCTAATTCATTTCTTTGCTAATAATGGTGGCGGTTATGACATTGATGAAAAAACTGCTATTAATCTAACAATACTTGATGGATTACTACTTTAATTAGACTTTTTAAATATAACCCACCTATTTAAGAAACTAAACTCTTTTAATACATCATCTTTATCAAAATTATTTATTATTGTGTTAATCCCTTTATCTCCATTAGCTTTTTTGAAATTATCATAAGTCTCTTTGAACATAGCACTATCAACCAAAATAAGATTATGTTTCTTTGCTTCTGAAACAAGATGTTGGTAACTTACCAAATATTCCGGAATAAGTTTTCCAGTATTTTCAATAAATACATCAATTGTTTTTCCATATTGTGATGTATCATTATCATCATAACGTTTTATAATTGCCCACATTGGTAAATCACCTTCTACTAAATGTTTCTTTCTACCTTCTATTTTTGTTTTGTTTCTAAGTTTATTAGATACATCATCTCCATCCATAAATGTTGCTATAAATTTGCCTTCATTTTTTAGATTTTCGCTAACATTGATAAGAAAGTTAGTAAGTGATTGTTCATTTATAAAGAAATAATGCAATGTAAACATACACGAACATACATGAAATCCATTGATCTTTTGTATCTTTAATGCTTTAAGTTGTTTATATATTTGTTGATTGATTGATACTTTATGATTTAATAAATATTTTAGTACTTCTTCACTTTCTGTATCAATATCTTTAGATGCTTCTCCTGATTTAAGATTCTTTCGACAATCTCCTACCGCAAATATTGTCACCGGAGTCTTTCTTAATTTCTTAAATTGAGAAATAGCTCGTGAATATGCCCCACTTCTTGGGTTTGTTATGTTCTTTTTAACATAATCTATACCCAAAATACATTGATACCTGTTTTGTATCCATCTTGGCAAATCACCTCCTTCACCGCAACCTAATTCTATTAAATATGAGTTATTCGTTGCTACTTTTTTATATAACATATTTTTGATACAAATATTGTGAAAATTCATCATATCTACTGATAATAAATTTGAACGATGCATAGTACGAGTATAATATGTATCTTCTGATGACAAGAACGCACTATAATTAAACTCGTTTAACTGTTTCTCAATTACTTGATAATTAGTTATCATTAATTGTGTGATGGGATTGTGAATTGATTGCCATACATTTAGTGCTACTTTGAAATCATTAGCAGATTTACTTATTTTTCCCGATTTATCCCCATATTTGTAAATTCTACTTTTATCTTCTCTAAGTCGTTTCGCAATCCATCGTTTCATTGGATTTATACCTTCTTCTACTTTATATGAAAACTCTACAACACTATTATTAAGGATTACTTGATTTGTTTCTTGTGTTGTAATTACTCCTGATGAGTTATAAGGCAACCATACCTTATTATGATTTTCTAAAAATGTTTTAAGAGTATAGTTTTGAGTTTGTCTATTTCCATCAAATTTGTTAAATTTTGACAATCCACCAATAATACTAATTTGTTCCCAGTCATCTACATTATAACCAACATATAAATCATATTCTCCATATGTTCCATCTAAATCAGACTTATCACCAACATATTTAATAATGAAGTCTATTGTATTCTCTTCAGGTGGTTTCCATTTAAATACACGATCCCATTTCATATTTTTACTAAGCGACAAAGGCTTATGTGAATAATATGATAACACTGGTAAATATTTTGGTGTGAAAATTAAACCATCTATGTGATAAGGATATTCGTTTTGTTTGCTAATGATTGAAGAACATGAATCAAAGATAGTATCATCATCATTGGGATATAATTGCTCCTTTACTATGATATCTATTTTTTTGTTGTTATTCGCATTGATTTGACTATTTACTTCTCGCATATAATCATATCTGTTGTGTGTGTCTGGATTCTTTTTATCTGATATTAAAGGAAATTTGATAGTTGATTCCCCTTTTAAAACGTATATATCAAACAATGCAAATACATCTTTCTCAATATTATCCCTTCTTGATGAGGAAAATATCAATTCTCCATCTAATAAGGAATTTTTTAAGGATTCTACTTTGATACCAACCTTTGATACATTTTTTGTATTATTTATAAAGTATGCTATACCCGAATTATCAATGTATAGCAAATATCTTTCTCCATCTGCTTTTTCGGTAACTGCATAATTTTCTTTTATTGATACTACACCATATTCTTCAGGGGATAATAAATTTGATCTTTCTAATGTTATAGGTTTTGGCATCAACAATATAGTTTCTTCATCCCTGAATCTTGGTTCAATCAATGGGTTAATAAGTTTTTTATACTCCGCTATTACATTGTCCTGTTCCGATTTTGTTAATGGCTCCTTAACTTGAGATATTGCTGTTATCATTTCTAATATATTTACTCTATCAATTTCATTTTCAGAAATTATTTGAAATTGGTATGAATATCGCTTACAAGATACTTTTGATCTCTTCATTGTTGGAAATCCTTTTTCCGTTTCTTTTATCATCTTAACAACGAATTTTATGTTATCTGAGGGAACATAAATAATTTCTTTGATTAATTTATAATACTTTTCAGAAAACTCTATCTTTTCGTTTTCTGATATTTTTGATTTATAACTTGAAAACTCAATATCATAGTCTGATAAGGTAAATTGATTATCATATGAATAATTTAAGAACTCCATTTTATTATCATCAACTTCATCATTATTTTCACAATATGTAGATATAGTGTCTATACCAACTAAACAACAAATAACATTTGGATACAATTTATCATATACTTCCAATCTTTCAACGTTGATAGATTGTGCATATTCTTTCTTACTCATGTATTCGTTAAAACTATTGAAATGTTGAACGTTCCATTCTTGATTATTTATAGTTTCTATAAAATACATTTTCTTTACTATTATAATATACAAAATATGCTTATAATATTTCAATTTTTTACATAATTTATTGAATAAGAATTACCATACTCTTTAAACTGAACAACATTGTTTCTATACATAAATCTCATATCTAAGACAAAAGATAATACTTTGATTACATCTATATTCCATTTATCTTCAGAAAAATTACTAACAAATTTTTTGATAACTTTCGCAGAAAACAACTTTTCTATTGTTTCTTCCCTTACAAATGCGATCATTTGTTCTATAATTTCTTTTTCATCATACTCTATATCTAACCTTTCAGATACTAATTTGATAGGTTTTATGTTATTTGATACATTCTCAACAAGAATATATTTTGATTCCAGATTTTGAGATTGGTTCCATCTTAAGTATATGTCGGTATCAACTTTATCTCTTAAATATTCATAAGATGATTCATCTTTTGGAATACTTTTAAGCAACAATTCCATGTTATTATATATATTTTATAAAATCAACTTATGTATTCTTCATTTTTCATTGCAACATAAGTTAATTGTTGAGTGAAATTTGTTTGACGAATAATTTTCTTTTTTAATAGATAGTATTTCATGCTTGTTGAAATTTTACTAGGTTTTATATTTTGATTCAATTTACTTGTTATTGATTTTGATCCGTTACACCCTTCCGATTGATTGTCTCTTTCTGCATTTATAAAATTATTCATCTCTGTTTTAATCTTTTCATGCTCAGTTGTCTCTTTCTGTGAATATATGCAAAATGAAATATAATCATATAGTTGGTTTACTACACTTTCTTCTAACCAGTTTAGATTTACAAATATTCCGTTATTATTTCTTGTATATTTTGTATTATTTGAATGACAAATACGAAATATTTCTTCTATTTCAGTTGATGATAATGCTTCTATACTACGATATATTGTATCTATTTTATCGTCCATAATATAGATACTTAACTATTGATGTTTTTTTATATATATTCCTAATTTTATTCTATATCAAAAATTTCGGTTTCATCATCATCACCAAGTTCATCATCATCACCAAGTTCATCATCATCACCAAGTTCATCTTCGTCTTCATCATTATCATCTTCATCATCTTCATCTTCTTCAACTTCACTATTTTCTTCATCATCTGTAAAAATTTCTTCTTGGTTTTCATAATGAGAATCATCAACATGCTTTTCATCATCATCATCAATAACGTTTTGAATTATAGCTTTTTTCTGTTGTTTTTCAAGTGTTCTTGCTATAATTTGGATTGTTTTATCTTGTAGCAAATACTTGTTACCTAATACTTCAACTAATATTTCCTCTCCTATTTTAATATTCGCAATATCTACTTCATTTAATATACGAGAAGTTGTATTTGGGATCATAATTCTCATTACTACAATGCCATCATATATTCCTTCACACGTTAACCCAAACTGGTTTCTATTCACAACTGTACATTCAAACTTCGAACCTATTGCTGGATTACAAACTTCCGCTTTACATGTTGCCTGATACATAATTGAACTGTTAAAGTGCTGTTTTATAAATTCACCAACTGAACGTGATACCATAGTTAAACTATTTTTCCGAATATATCCATATTTGCTACACTTTTCTTCATATTTTTTTTTCAATTGCTGAATAATTATATCATGAAATGTATTCTCTTTAAATTGATTATTAAACTTAATTTCACTTGGAGTTAATGTAACCGTTGTTTTGAATTTAATAGGAACAAATAGATTTGGTGTATTCATTACTTTATTCTCGTTTTATTATCATATATCATTTTTTCTTAGGTTTATACTCTGGCAAAAAATACAATTTATCGTTCTCATAATAATCGTGTAATAAATTATCACATAACGTCGTTTTATTTTTACTTGCAGTTGTTTGCTTTTTAATAAACTCGTCTCTAATGTTTCTTTCTAACATGTTTTTACACAGTATACCTGTTTTCTTTCCTTTTCCTTCTTGTTTTCTAAATACTTTAAACTCATTCACAAATACATCCTTACCAGCTTTGCTGTTCTTTGAGTTGTTAGGTATTATTAAACCATAACCTTCATTTTCAGGTTTATTTACAAAAATTCTTATTGCTTTTAATTTTTCTATTTGGTCAGGCAATAATATTTGATATTCATTATCTATTAATACAAAACCAGCAAAATATTTCACAAATATATTTATATAACCTATAAAATGATTACCACCTCTATTAATCTCATCTGAACGAATTAAAACACCCACTAACCATAAATAGTTACAAAGATTTGCCAGTTTCTTTTGATTACTAATAATATATTGAATAATAACTTGAAAATTTGATGATGATACCAAAAAATAAAAATCTAATATCATTTGTTTGCTATTTGTTTTCTTATTAAGTTTTTCAATTGTATCTTCAAAAGTTTGTATTGAGTTATTTACTGTTTTTTCATTATCTTGTTTATTTTCTATTATCTCTATTGAATGTATTTTCGGTATCTCATCCTCTATCAAATATATACCTTTATCATGTAAATAAAGCATATAGCCTTTTATTATTTTATTTGGGAATACACATTTGGAAATAACCAATTCTAAAATATTTTGAGGGATTTTGACATATACATTAATTATTTTATATAATTCCTCTAATGATGTCCATCTTTGTTTTTTTGTTTCGATGTTATGTGTTACTATTGATACAAGTGTTTCTATCAATTCATCTGATACTTCAAGTTCTGTAATATTTTTATTGGAACATACATGGCTTACATCATTTTCTCCAAATAGTATTTTTTCAACAGTTCCTTGAGATGTCTTCATTTCTATCTTTCCCATTGAAACAAACTGTTTTTTAGGAAAATGATTTATATACTCATTTAGTTTACAATCTATCGCATTTTGTTTAATTATTTTATTGATTTCTATTGTTGCTTGGATTTTTTTAGATACGATCTCATAAGCAATTTCATCATATGTTTTTCTATTGTTGTCATTTATAACACAGTGTAAAAATATCATTACATTTCTTTCGTCAATAGGTAAATTAATATGCGAGCATTTACGTACCGCCCTTCCTATGATTTGTTCAAAACGATTAATATGATACCATGGGTCTATAATATGAACCTCACGAATATTAAAAAAGGATATTCCTTCACTTGCTTTTTGGGTTATTAATACGATCTTTATATTATCTCCATTCATATTACTGGGTGAATTTATAAGGCTTATGAGTTTATCAAAACTTTCAGAATTATTGCCTGTAATATCTTTATCAGGTGTTGTCAGTATAGCATACTTTTTCCCTTGTAGTTCGTTTGAAACATTGGCACCTTTTTTTAAAAAGGAATGTTTGACACCACTCCTTGTCATACCCATATGTTCTAAAGCTATTGCCATTGGTATAATACCTTTCCATAAAAATCTAGAATATATCAAAACAATACCTTCGCTTTTCTTTACTTTTTCACATATTGTATATAATTTTGTTGCACATCTTCCTAAACGTTCTTTATCTGGATATAAATAATTTTTATAATTTTCGTTATATGTTAATGTCATAGGTTGAGTGTTATGTTTCATAAATACCGAATCGAAATTTGTAGGGAATACTACATTCATTGTCATTAATCCAACTGAAAAGTTATTTTTTTCATCATCATCCTCTTCTATATTTTCATCATCAAAGTTGTCATTTTTTATTTTTTGTAAAGAACCTATATTTGATGGATATACTCCATATTTTATTTGTTTTGCCCAATTTTTATTTGTTATTAAACCATCTGGTCTTATTTTGAATGCAAAAGAATATGGATTATTACTGTCAATATATGATACATATTTTGCTGATAATGTTGCTAATAATACTTTTGTTTTATCATTTAATTGAAATGATGATTTTGGTAATTCTGTAATTTTGGTTCCAGATTCTTTTTCATTTATTAGAATTAACTTAAAAATATCTAATAATTCTACAGTTGTATTATACATTGGTGTTGCTGTCATTAATACTAATTTATTGTTGTTTCCTTTGCTTAAAACACCATTTAAAGCATCATATACTCTTTTGTTTTTATTCGCATTTTTTCGTATATTGTGAACTTCATCTACAATAATTAGTTTATTAGATATATCCATATTTTGATTGTTTTCGTAATAATTTGCGAATTCATCATAACTATATATATTATATCTTTTCTTTATTATTTGTTTAACATCTTTAGATAAATGATGAGATAATCTGTGATATGTATCTGATGTACATTGTTTTATATTTTTAACATCATTGAATATTGTTTCTTTGAAGTTTGTTTTAAGAGATGCTGGTAATATAACAAATACATCTGGTCCATCAAACATATTATGGGCTTTTAAGAAAACTTCTGCTATACTAACCGCAGAACACGTTTTTCCTAAACCAACAGAATGATATAATAATAGACTGTTATGGGAAGAATTAATTGACATATATTTTGATAAGAAATGTTGATATATTGCTTTAGTGAATGTATCTTTAGGGCATTCACGTTTCACTTGTTCTTCAAAATCTTTTATGTTCTTTACCTCTTTATATTCTGGGATTTTGTATTCAAAAGTATCTTTTTCTTTTTCTTTTTCTTTATCTTTTTCTTTATCTTTTTCTTTAGATTTAGACTTTTCAAGTTCGGAACAAAGCTTTTGAATATTTTTGTATGTCTGAGCTGTTTGTAATATTTTTCTGTCTGTAAGTGGATTGATTGTTGGATTTTTTTTCCATTTTTCACAATCTTTCATTGTTATTTGTTTATTAAGAGCCATTTTACTTCATGCTAAAGATATTATTGTTTTATGTACTTGTTTAAATAGCTTGATTCTTTCGTTGTTGTATTGTCTAAGGTGATTTAATACTTCATTATATTTAACCCATTTAATCGCTCTTATTTCTCTTATTTGTTGAGTATTTTGAGGGTTGAAATTAACAGTTTGGTCAATCCCTACAAATTTAGCAATTTGATAAATATGTTTATATAATACGTTATTTGTTCCAAAAAATATTTCTGTAAATTGACCAATGTTCTTTTGTATTTCTATATCTTCTTCCCTAAATTCTGTTTCTTCGTGAAATTCACGTAATGAGCAAGTTTCATATGTTTCTTGAAGTTTCTTTCTGCCTTTTGGAAAACCCCATTCAGGTTCTTGATAATGTGTAAGGGCTGTCTTAAGAATTGTATTAAGTTTGTTCGTTTTTATCAATTCTTCGTAATGAGTTTTGGAATCAATATATTCTTTCGTATTTTTGTTATTACTTTGGCACCAAACAGCTTTCCAGACAATATCGAAATCTTGATTTTTTTTAAGATGTTCTTTTTCAGAATATGTCATACCTGAAAACAAATGTTTCAAATATGATTCATCATTTGGTTGATATTTACCCTTAATGAACTCCATAAATGCTAGACTATCTTTTCGTTGTATCATTAAGTAATACAGTTCTCCATCAATATCTTTATGATAACATATTACTCCTGAACTTATTATTGGTTGTGGGCAATCTTTATACAAATGTCCTACGTTTCCACAATTTTTACATATATATACTGGCATATAAATATTTGTTAGTGATTTATTTTTATACCATATTTACAAATATACTTGAAATGTGTCTAATTATAACTGTATAAGGTTTTTCTCTTTTATGAAAAACTAAAAAATAAATAAATTTTCATTTACATAAGAATAGAGTTATGATTAAATATGATCTATAATGAACGGAAACCTTCATCTAATGAAGCTCCTACATCATCAAACGCATAACCTATTATATCATTTGACATTGTAGAATTAGCAACTGGAACAGCGATACCAACATCAGGAGCAACATTATTATTAGAAACCTCTTCTTTTTTCGGTTCTTGTATTGGTTCTGTCATCATATTTTTTGCTAAATCATCTGCGTTTTTTTCTTGCATTTTAGACTTATGTTCAGTCATTTCTGTCTTTTTTGATGCTTCGGAATATGTAAGCATTGACATTAAAGATGAAAATATTACAACTGTAGAAATAATTATTATGAAAGCAGTTATAATGTACCCATACCACCAACAAAGACCTGATTTGTTTTTATAGGATGAAATACAAGTTAATTCAAATAGAGATAAAAGGATGTATGGGGTTGTATAAATTATAATAACAAGAATGGTAAACATTCGCTGACCCA